TCCAGATGATATCGCGAACGCCACTTAGCGCGCTTAACTTACCCTGCGTGAGCTCTAGTGCTTTTTCTCGCGGGGCGCCCGGAGTGCCATCTTCTATTACGTTCGTGACGTGCTTCGTCCAGAATGCCTTTGCTTTTTTTTTGGTCTTACCCCTAAACATGTCCGGCACGTTCGCCCTCAACGACGCGAGCCAGTCAGTATAGGGTTTTTTAATAAATCTCTCTTGGATACATGCCGGGCTGTCGTAACGCTTGCCAGTACATGGACAATGCTCCTTTTTAACAGCTAAATCTTCGCTGGCAATAATTATATAATAAAATGCGCAAATGCCACCATTATACATTGTAATATCAGCCTTACCAAAGGTCGCTTTTAAACTGACACCTAAAATAAATTTTTTGCGGGCAGCATTTTCTACAAGAAGTAATGTATCTGCGGGATTATTCCTGTGCTTCTGGGGTATTTTACATACTTTGCAAAAATTCTCAAAAGATGTTTCCTTTGGGGTCCAGCCTGCTTTGAGTATAAATAATGATTCGGGGGGCGCGAAAGGCGGGTTCCACACTCTTGGAAAATGTAAGTTGCCGTCCGGTTCGTTGAGTTGTCGTTTTAATGCTTTTGCAGCCTTTATAGCTTGTTGAACTTTAATATCGATTTTAAATTCATCCACTTTTGGCGTACCACGCGCGATTACGATTGATTTGTTAAGCAATATACGAAGATGCTCACCATTATCAAGTATGTCTGTACCTGGTATTAAAAAAACGTCATTTTTGGGCTCGCATGTGAGACCAAAATTATTAGCCCCCAAAGGTAATTTGTCAGCTTCAACAAAATAAACTTCCTCGGCATCTTTTGCTATAGGCTGATTACCACAAGCTAATGTAAATGCCATCTCATTAATATCTGCTAAAATTTTAGTTGCCATTACTATAATACTAGAAAAATAAAGTATTAGAATATTATATATGCCACAGAACACGCGTGTTTACAGATGTGTACATAGATTAAAGAAGAAGTATGGGTTATCAGGTGCGATAGGAATATGTCAAAAGGCGACTAAACAATCTTATATGACGGGGCGAACATTAAAAACAAAACGACGCAAGCGGCGGCGTAGGCGCGGAACGCGTAAAAAAAGGTACCGCCGGCGTCGGCGTCGGCGCGTTAAGTAATGCAACCTTTTCTACAAAATTATATCATGAAGATAATCGTTTCACGATATAATGAAAATATTGAATGGACAAAGTCCCTTCCTAATGTAATTATCTATAATAAAGGTCCTCAATTACCATCCGAATATAAAAATGAGATATATATCCCAAATGTTGGTCGCGAAGGGCATACCTATTTGACATATATATACAATAATTATGACAATTTAGATGATTATACTATTTTTTTACAAGGAAATCCTTTTGATCATTCACCGACTCTACTTCAGACTCTCAAAAAATATATTAATAATAAAATAAATCTAGATTTTGAATACATAAGCGAATGGATTATTGATTGCAAATTGTCAGGCTGTATTTATGATCCAACACTACCTCTTAAAAAAGTATATGAAAAGATATTTAATGAAAAGAAAGAAACACTGAATTTTAAATTTGGCGCAGGCGCGCAATTCATTGTATCTAAGGATAAGATAAGGAGAAGAACAAAAAAGTTTTATTATAAACTACTAAAAATGCTTGATTATGACATTGCCCCAAAAGAGGGTTGGGTATTAGAACGTTTCTGGAAATTAATCTTTTCACCGGCCGCCCCGGAGACGAAGAACCAAATGGAGTGTTGACTCCTTCTGAATGTTATAGTCACTTAGCGTGCGTCCATCCTCAAGTTGCTTACCAGCGAAGATAAGACGTTGCTGATCAGGAGGAATTCCCTCCTTATCCTGAATCTTGGTCTTGACGTTTTCAATAGTGTCCGAAGCTTCCACCTCGAGGGTGATCGTCTTGCCTGTAAGTGTCTTCACGAAAATTTGCATCTTTGCTATAGGTTACTATTATTTTTTTAAATCAATTTTTTAATAATTTCATCTTGAAGAATGTAACGGAAGAATACCTAAATAGTACTTGCAGAGCGCTAGAACTTTAAGTAGGGCAATATAGTGGTCCGGGGGGTGGTGTGGGTCCGTCGGGTCCGTCGGGATATCCATGGTGATGATAGCCGGGGTAGTACGGGGGTGGTGGCTTAGGGCAGTTCCCATCGCAATTGGATGTCCAGTACGTTCCTGTTGCGCGTGGTACTTGTGTGCAATAATCCTCTAAACAATCGTAGGAGAGATATGGCGGTCCTTGTCCCGCGCCGCCGGGTGGTGGCGGCACTTGTGGTTTTGGTTTTGGGGGTGGGCAGTTTGGGTTAAAGGCATCGCTACTTTGGATAACGTCGGCGCCGGGTCCTGAATATCCTTCTACTAAAGGCTCATGATGCTTATGGCGGCGATTCTCACGCTTTTGGTGGCGTTCATCGTGACGCCGTTCGTGCATGCGATGTTTTACTTCTTTATTCCAGCTGGATCCCCCATGCCGTGATGAATGGTGTCCGCGCGGGTGGCGGCGCGGGCGGCGGCGCGGTGGCGCCCACGAATCTGGTTCACAACCCAGCTCACCATATTCGCATTCTCTATATGGGCTACGACGGAATGTATAATATTTGGGGCGTGGAGAGAAAGTCATAAATAATATAATTACAATGAGTAGGATAATTACAATATGATTGATATTCATATAATAATTATCTAGAGAAAAAAATAGAAAGGATGATAAAAACAACGAGGATCATAACAATTAATTCGCGGGGCTTGCGAACATAGATCCGTTGACCGAATATTCTCGTATCACCAGTGCTTTCTGCTGTGCGCTGCTGATATTTTCTTTTTGCATAGTAATACGTATCGAATAATGCGGCGACAATACTAAAAAAGAGTGCGAAACCTAATATTGCATTCATAATATATAATTTAGTAAGAAATTATTTCTCCTCAAGGATGCCAGTGGCGCCTCCGTCTAAAGCGTGGGCGCCAGCCGGCGCCGGGTCCCACACGGGGAAGATATCCAAAGCCGGGTGGGCGAAGGACAACCACATTGCTTGTTGGCTGTGACTTATGAGAGAATAGGACATGTACAAAAAGCGCAAGCAAGATGATAGTTAAAATAAGGTTGCTATTTTCAGTCATATATAAAGTATGAAGATTAAATGTTGCATCATACTTTAAAAAAAAATAAACCATAAAACATGTTTAGTTGGAGTAGGCAAGCCCGCCCATTCCGCTCATCACGCGGAGCACATTGTAGTTAGTGGCATACACGCGAACCTTGGCAGTGGCATCTCCTCCGATGGTGTCGTTGGAGAGAACAAGCTGAAGGGTGGCGTTGTCAATGCGCGAGAAGTTGCAAGTGCCGCTCGGCTGGTGCTCCTCCGGGCGGAGGGCGAACGAGTAAACGTTGATACCAGTGTCCGGCGAGCGTGTGTGATGTTGGAACGGTTGCACCAAATCGAAGTAGGTTCCTTCGCGCTCCGAGAAGCGGTCCTGTCCGTTGAGCTGGAGCTTGGCGGTAACCACTGGGTTCTGTCCCCAGCAGTGCATGCAGAGAGCGGTCTCGGCAAGGACGAAGGCGCCTGAGTCCGAAACAAGCGACTCGGTGCCGGTGCCGCTGCTGAGCGGGGCACCGCTGGTGCTGAGCCAGCCATCAGCGTACGAGGCGGTTGGCCACGCGGTGTCAAGGGTGGCGAAGCGGTTTTCCATTGCGCCAGGGTCGACGAAAAGTCCGCTGACAATGAACTCCTCGCGTCCGGCAGCGCCGGGACCGCTGAAGGCGTGGTACGCGTTCGGGAGAGCGTCAATGCAGTCAGTGTAGTTGAATGGCTGCACACCGAGAGCCTTGTACAACTGCTCACCGGTCTCGTACTGCTTGCAGCAGTCCACGAAGTAATCCTTCTGGACAGTGAAGACAAGCTCCTTGCACGGGTGGTTGAAGTTAAGCTTGATCTTGTTGCTCGAGGATCCGACCGACTCAGCGCCAGTGAACTGGAGCTGCTCGATGAGGTACTCGTGCGGGTTCTGTGCCATGCGGCGGCGCTCGTCGGTGTCAAGGAAGACGTAGTCGACGTAGAGCGAGGCAGCGACGAGCGACTTGGTGTAAGCGCCCAAAGTGGTCTTGTTGCTGGTGCCAGCATTTCCAGCGCCGTGGAGGCTGTCCACAGCCCACAAGAGGCAGTCAAGTCCGTTCAACTCGAGGTTAATCTTGACCTCGTGGTACTGGAGGGCAATCAAAGGAAGCGCGAGACCCGGGTTGCGGCAGAACCAGAACTGGAGCGGCACGTAAAGGGTGGTCTCCGGAAGCGAGCAGCGCGGGGTGCACACGTTGCACGGGGCGCCAGTGTCGCACGGGGTGTTCACAGTCGAGAACGATGGGTCAGTCAAGTAGGTAAGGGCAGTGGTCTGTCCAACCATTTTCTTGTAACCACGCTCCTGCTCGGCGGTCATGGTGAGCTGGTTCCAGAGGTGCATCCAGTCGCCGTACTGGCGGTCAATGCGCTGTCCACCAATCTCAACCTCTACGTAGTCGATCATGTTGATACCCGGGTAGTCGATCCAGCGGGCCCACTGGGCGTCGCGAGCCGAACCCTGAAGGTTGCTGCCGTCGGCGGCGGGGCATGCGTTGATCTGCGGGAGCACCACCTGAAGGTAGGTGCGGTAGGCAAGGTCACCATTGCGGGAAATGGTGCATTGCACACGGCGACCGAAGTCGGCCTGTCCGTTGAATGTTTGTTCAATAGATTCCATTGCGAAATTAGTGTGTCTGCGGTACGTCACTTTCCAGAAAGTTATCTGTGGATTGCCCGTAAGATAGACATCTTGGGCACCGTAAGCTACAAGTTGCATCAATCCTCCTCCCATAGTGTTATAATATTGCTAAAGAAAAAAAAATTGTGAGAAAGTTTTTTTTCATTAATTATTAATTATTTTATTTAAATCAAGATTGCTTAGCATAAATCGTTTCAGATATGAATCAAGATAAACTTCTTTCTGACCATTGTGGTTTTTGCTAAAAACATAACAATTCTCTTTCTTTTTAATAGTCCATCCATTTTCTAAGGCATTAAATAAAAATGCCATTTTTTGTAATTGAACCATGTTAATTCTTAAATCAGTCGTGGGATTAATGGTTGCCATTAATGTTCACTTAGAAAAAGGAGAAATATTATTAAACTTATTTATTTACATATTTAATAATTAAAAAAGTAGTAATTATATGTAGTATGCCTCATTTCAAGCCAAAGGCTTCTAAGAAATTTAAAGTAAATAAGAAAATGTCAGCCACCATAGATAGCCAACATCATGAAAAGATGACTTATTTTGAGACGATACAACGTAGCAGAATTCCTGAGTTACGAAAAAAAAGGGATCAATTAAAAAAAAAAATTCACAATTGTCTCAAACTAGAAGATCGCCATGATATAGAGGACCAATTAGCGGATATAACAAAAGAGATCAAACAACATAAAAGGGCGAAAAAAGAATATTTACTTAAAAACTCTGGTTATATTTTTGATTATTTTGAAAAAAAAAGAGAGATATCAGAAGGAAATAGTAAGAAAAAAATATTACATTCTTTCTTCAATAAGAGTAAAAAAATAATTGCACCTGTCCCAGATATAATGAATGAAAATCAAAAATATTTGGAAGGCATTGATGAAAAATTTTTATGTATAGATAATTATAAGCTAAACCATGAGGCATGCAGCGCTTGTGGAGGCGAACTGGTACCTGTAGATTATGAAGGTATATTGGTGTGTAAGTCATGTTCTAGTCAGCAGCCATATCTTATCGAACACGAAAAGCCATCTTACAAAGAACCGCCGAAAGAAGTATGTTTTTATGCATATAAAAGAATAAATCATTTTCGAGAGATATTGGCGCAGTTTCAAGCAAAAGAAACGACCCAAATTCCTACTGAAGTTCTAGAAGATATTAAACAGCAGATTAAAAAAGAAAGAATTGAATTGAATCAAATGACAAATAAAAAGGCAAAAGATATACTAAAGAAACTTGGGTACAATAAGTACTATGAACACATCCCTTTTATTAAAGACAAATTGGGAATAAAACCACCCGTAATGTCTCAAAAATTAGAAGATATCCTTTGTAACTTATTTATGGAAATTCAGCGACCATATGCAACACATTGTCCTGATGATAGGGTAAACTTTCTAAATTATTATTACGTTCTTTATAAAATGTGCGAATTATTAAATGAAACAGAGTTCTTGGCTTATTTTCCTATGCTAAAAGATCCTGTTAAACGTATTGAACAGGATGAAATTTGGAAAAAAATTTGCAAAGAGCTCAAATGGGAATTTATTTCAACGATATGATAAAAACAAAAATTTTCTTATCATAATTCAGAATATTACTTGGTAATTTACCGAGGGAACCCGACAAGGTTGCCGCCGATACCGAATCCGGCACCAGTGCGGGCGGATACGGCCATGCTTGGCACGTAAGTGTCGAGAATGCTGAAAGTGGCGGCAGCAGTCAAGGCAATAAGAAGAACCTCGTCGAGGTTGAGGGAACGTTTCGGGATGGCGTAGGCAGCGACGGCGACCATGAATCCTTCGACTAAATATTTAACGGCACGTTTGATGAGCTCACCCAAATCTAACATTTTATTCACTTCTTGAAGCATATTATAAATATTGGGAAGAAAAAAATATATTATATTTTTCAAAACTTAAAATAAAATGTCTTATATGTAATATAATGTCTAAAGGTTATGAGAGAAGATTGCAATCCAATGGATCGGAAAACCCTAAATATATTGACTTATTGGAAGAAGATAAACCAATCGCTGGGCAGAAATTTGCTTGTGTGTCATTTGTGTCACCTGAAAATATTCTAAAACAAAAAAATGTCTACCTTTTTGAAGAGTTCCTAAAACATTTTGATTTGACTAAATCTATAGAAAAATTTACGCAGTTTTTAAATTTTGTATCCTATAAACATGATATAGAATTCGAAGCAATTATGAAAGATTTTCAAGAATTCCTAAAAAGCGAAAAATCTAAACTTACAGATACAAATGTGGCAGATGATTATAAAAACTTTCTAGATGCTAAAGAAGAACACCTGATTGAACAATTTAATATTACTAATAATTTCCAAACAAGTGTTCGCGGGCTAAAGATTCGTGGGTGTTATTCCACTCAGCAAGAAGCAGAGTTGCGTGCTAAACTGCTGCGAGAGATAGACCCCAATCATGATGTCTATGTGGGACCAGTTGGGATGTGGATGCCATGGGAACCGGAAGCCTATAAGACAGGACGGGTTGAGTATATGGAGGATGAACTAAATCAATTAATGAAGGAGAAAAACGAAAACGAAAAGCACGCTCGCGATGCATTCGAAAAACGTGTCAAAGAATCTAAACGCCGCGCTATCGAAGAGAATAAGAAAAAGGCTCTAGAAACAGGTAACAAATTAACACAAAATATTAACCAGCAGGGCGATCTAGTAGGTGTGGCAGGAATGTCAACAATCGAGTCATCATTAGGGACTGGTGAGGTAGTCAGTTCTGCCGATATCCGTCGCGAACTCTTTGAGGGTGAAAATGTGCGGACGAGTGATAAACCGGATGCGGTAGAGGAATTTGAACAGCGTAATGAACGTAATAATATAACTGCCGACGAGGCAGCTGAGATCATGGCTACCAATACAAAGGTCAAATTGAGTCAAGTACCAGAAGAAGGGAGTGATAAGGAAGAATAAAAATTGAATTATTTTTTAGGTAACTATTTAAATATTCACACAAATAATATGACCAACAACAAAATGATAAAAGGAAAAAAGAAGAAGGCTCGATGTAATCATCCTGAATGTAAAAAGAAATTAAAACTTACTGATATGCCCTGTCGTTGCCAGCAATGTTTTTGTGCTAAACATCGCCTACCAGAGCAACACAAATGTAATTTTAATTTCAAAAGTGAAAAGGAGGAAGAATTTATGAAACGTGTTGGTCTTGGTGGAGGTGAATATGCAAAAGTTGAAGTGATTTAAAAATATATTTCTATATATTTCAATAAATATATGGAAAAACAAGAGAATCCAAATGGGACGCCAATAATTAACCCTATGTCAAGTGTCAGCGAAACTGGAAGGAAACTTTCATATACTCCACCGCCGCCGCCAGCACAACTCCCAAAGAAGACCCGCCCGTGGTGGTCTTTTTTAAAATTTCGGTGGCTTACAGCACCTTTTTCATAATTACCATTTACTTTTCTTAACATTTATACGCGGACCTTTTTTTGCCGCCGTTGGATCATAAGCTTCATCCTCTTCATCTGACCCCACACCTTCCGAAAGAGCCCAGAATTCTGCAGAACCTAACTTGAAATCATCATGTGGATCAGCTTTATACCAGAATATTTGATCCTCTAATTTATTAGAACGCGCATTATTAGCAATGACTAAACACTCATAATTTTCAGTACACTGATCCATAACTTGACAGAAGGACTCAAATGTAGGAAACATACCAGCATAATTTTCATAAATTCGTTTCCGATTATTAATATAAGGTTCTCGAAGAATAAAGGTATAGTCAATATTTGTCCGCAAATTAGGTGGAACGCCGAGCGGATATTGCATTGTTATTGTAGTCATAATTTTCCAGTGGCGCCCATTCATAAACAGGAGCCGCATCATTTTATCGCGCGCCCACCCATTATCCCACAAACAATCATCTAAAATAACAAAAGCACGTCCATCGATATTTGAACGCCCATAAGCTTCTGTCTCCTTTTTGATTTGCTTAAGCACAATTTTTTGTCTCTTCAACACATTTTCAATAATGGCTGTATTATATTCTTCATGAATAAATAGCTTTGGTACATGCTTTGCATAAAAACCATTGCCAGATTCAGTACCCGATATCACTGTGCCAATTGGAATGTCTTGGTGATAGTATAATAGATCCCTAACTAAAAAACTCTTTCCTGTATCACGACGCCCAATAAACACTATAACCGGACCAGCCGCTTCATCGGACTTAAATGAGATACTTTTCATGTCAAACTTTTTCAATTCTAAATTCATTATCTTTCATTTAGAATTTAAATTAAAGTTAAATACGCAATATATCATATTTTTTTATATTTGAATGTTGTATTATCTAATGTTTAAGATCAGCTATGTCAAAAATAAAAAGTCCGATGTCCCCACAACTTTAGAAGGTATTACTAAATTGCAAAATTATATACCTATCTATCAAAACTTTTTTCGATTATCATCAACAAATTTTAACAATATAAATTTAAATAATCGCTTTCATGCAAGTAAATTTATTAAAAAGGAAACGGATAACAAGTGGTCATGTCGTGTTAAAAGTGAAACGCAAGAAAAAAAGGTGTCATCCTTTTTAAAATATTCTCCATTGGTAGATCCAGTTAAGTTTTTGGCAGGAAAATATAAAGATATAGATACAGATGTATTGCCATCTTTTAATGGCACTGAAGGACATAAGAAAATACGCGATGGCAATAATTCAGCGTATGTAGATGGTTTCTTTGCTTTTCTCTCTAGTCAAGTACTAAATACACATCGATTTATTCATGGAACTGATTTTTATGGATCTTTTCTTGGCATTAAAAATGAATTTAAATATAATATTATTGATGATTTAGAATATTTGCACGACTCTGAATATTTTCGAAACAATAAAGAGTCTAGCTTTAAGGTAGACGATAATTATGAAGATTTATTGGAAGATATCCAGACGCGCCATTATAGAAAACCATTAAAAATAGCAGGAAGTATAAAATCATTGCAACCTGAATGTTTAGATAATTCTATTTTTAAGAATTTATTTAAGAAAAGTATCGATGCTTCTGGTGTCCAAGATATCTCAAAAAATCTCATATTTAGCATGGATATATCTGCAAATTGCACCAGATTATCTACAGATACTGCCTCGACCAAGAGTTCGGCCTGCTCCTCGCGCTCGTCCCATACGTCGCATGGTTCAGAGAGTTCTTATGACTCCAGCGGTTCAGATTTTTCTGACGATGACTCATATTCAATGGGCAGCCATTCAATGTCTACAGCCTCAGATGATTGTATTAATGCTACACTATTTAACTTTCCAGTACAAATTATATGTCTGGAAGCCTTGGATGGAACTCTTGATAGTATAATGCCTGATCTTGGTATGGAAGAATGGCGCGCCTGTTTCTTCCAAGTTATCATTATGCTTCTTGTATACCAAAAGTTATTTGATTTTACTCATAATGACCTCCATACAAATAATATTATGTACAAAAATACTGATGCTAAATTTCTCTACTATTTCTACAATAAAAAATATTATAAAGTTCCAACATTTGGAAAAGTATATAAAATTATTGATTTTGGAAGGGCTATATATAAATTCAAGGGGAATATTATGTGTTCGGATAGCTTTCATCCGAAAGGGGACGCAGCCACTCAATATAATTGTGAACCCTATATAAATCCTAATAAACCACGCCTAGAACCTAACAAAAGTTTCGACCTATGCCGTCTTGGCTGTTCCTTATTTGACTTTTTTTTCACCGAACCCCTAGAGGAAGTAGAAAAAGTCGTCGATCCCATTGCACAATTAATTAATAGATGGTGCCAAGATGATAAAGGGCGAAATATACTATACAAAAAGAACGGCGATGAACGCTATCCTGAATTTAAACTCTATAAAATGATCGCACGCCATGTTCACCATTGTCCACCAGAAAAAGAAATTGAGAATACCATGTTTAATAAGTATATCAGCAGCGGTGGTAAAGTAAAAAAGAAACGCGTCTTTAACATTGATAAACTACCTACATACGTTAAGTAAATCATGCATAACAATAATCATAATCATAATAGTTTTCAAGAATAAAATTGAAAATACAGCGAAAATCTCGAATTAATGTTTGCCAACCCTTGTTTGAAAGCATTCCAAGTGTTCGCGTCACTAAATCAAAATCCGCACTAATCGGCTCCACTTTATCAAATAACTCATCACGTAATATAAGTCGCATTTCATTCCATTCCTCAAATCCTTTTTGATGGGGTATCCACCATATGTATTTATGATCTGAGGGTGGATCATATGTGGCAAAGAATTCATGCAGATTATGTTGATTATATATTTTATAAGCGTTTTCAAGCATAGTTATCAAATCTTCACTTATATTTTTATATTCTGCAAAAGATGCAATAAAACTGAAATCCCCTTTTTCATACAAAAGATGTCCCTCATCATTATTAGAAGTCATTTATTATTAAAATTAATCATAATAATAAATTCAATTTAATCAGAAATCAGGTTCATTGGTAAAGACTGAAGGCGTCTGCTTTCCAATAGATTTAAGAGGACCTAATTGATTTAGTACAAATTCACCTAATAAGACGCTTAAATATACCAATAAACCATCACGCAACAAACGTTTCATTGGCTTATTTTCCTTTAAAATAAAGCGCATCTCCAAGAAAAGAAATAATACATATACAACGGCTATAACTGCTGCTTGAAGGAAATTTACCATTTAACCATATAAGACAAAATTATATAGTTTTTTAACCGCATTATAATGTTTCGATATCGGCAAAGACAGACTCATCCAAAGGCGCCTTTGCAGGGGGCTTCGTGCTGCTTAGAACCTTTACACCAAGATCTATATCAAGAGCATCACCTATTTTAAGATTTTCCTCCTCCTCCTCCGCCTCTTCAGCCTTTCGTTGGGCATTGCGAATAGAACTAATTTTTTCAAGTGTTGAAATATCCTTCGGCGCATTGACTAATTCCGCTTTTTTGGTATTACCATCGTAGTGGCGATCAACATTGTTAAAGGTTAAAGCGGTTTTACTTGGTGATGGTGACACCTCCGTGACTGCGGCTGAGGATGCAGACGAGGAGGCAACT